CTTTGGTTAGCAAAATAAAGATTGGCCATAATTGAATCGTCCTCAGAAGGTTTCTTATTAGTAAACAGACCGACACAGAGCATGTAAAGAGCAGAGAATAGCCCATTATCAGAAGTTGGAGCCTGCGCGTGAGCACTTGACAGTTGATCACTCACGCGTTGCAAATGTGAACGTATATTTCCGAGCAAAGATCCGAGACGTGATATCCCAAATCCAGAAACACCAACAGCTAAAATCTTGAAAGCCTCTCTAAAATTAGAAGAAGTAGCAAGAGTCATGATACACGTTATCAAATGAACAATATCATCTAACAAGGTGCGTTTCATATCACTTGTTATGTCATCGATCTTTGAAATAAATTCCTTAGCAACATCAGTAACAGTTTTAGTCGTCTTTTCAGCAGTTTTGTCTAATTTTTCAGCAAATCCATCGGCTTTGGCACCCAAATCATTAATAGAATCAGCAAGAATTCCCTCAGCACGATCCATAGCCTCATCCATCTTTGCACCAGCAGATGAAGCTATCTCAAGCTCCTCAGAAATCTTTGGAGCAAAATAATTGAACATGCTATCCAAATAGCCAGGTTTAGGTTTATTGAGGGGTTCAACACTAACAGGAAGATAATGATCATAATCAGACGAGATTTGGAGAACAAGTTTTTGCTCCTCAAGTGTCAATTCTGAGTAACCTCCATCAGAAAATGCCTTGCGTAGAAGATGTTCATGCTCCGGATAAGCCTTAATGATACCCTCACGGTATCCATTGGGAGCTTGAGCAGTAGCAACATCATCGTTAATAGAATTCTCAAAATTAAAGGAATCATCTCGATTGATAATAGTATCAGGGTCAGGAGGAACAATAGGGAGCTTGGGAACTTTAGGAAGACCAGGTTTGAATTTAAATTCAGGACCTTGAGCGATAGCCCAGTCTTCTTGTGGTTTTTCAGCAACTTTCATCGTCTTAATTGCCTCAGAAGCCTTTTGCTTAATCTTATTAGCCTCTCGTTTAGTGACAACTTGATATTTAAGGAGAAGTGGGTCAACTTCCCGCTTAATCATAGTCATCTTCCGGATTTCACTAGTGACACCACCCTTCATCTTGGTGGGAGCACCATCGCCAACTTGGGCGACAGCCTCATCATCAGTGTGTTCGCATTGCCGGGATAGGAACATAATCTTACGCAGCGTCTTATAGACTGCATATCCAGTAATAGATAATTCTCGAATCAACAAATTTTTCTCACTCTCAAAAACACGAATTTCATTAGTTGTAGCCATGGTAGATTAAATTTTGTCTTGCGACGGGGTGATTTGCTTATAAGGCAAATCTGAGATTGCGGCCGCAATAATTAGGATGCTTCCTCGCCTCTCCATAGCGTTGTGTTTATGTTAACTTTCACAAACGCTTAAAAGTCTCGGTGCTAATCGGGGAAAAATGTCTCTACGCCCATACTAGCCAGGTGTTACCCTATAGTCATCACGGTTTTTAGGCCGACTTAGACTAGTATGCTATGCAAAGCGCATTCAACCGAACCCTAGGTGTATAAGTCCACCGTGAAATACTTCTCAACATGAACGGATCAAATTAATATTGACCGGGTTTCCGCTAATTGCAAACCATCATCTGGGGTTACCAGCATCCCTCCTCGGAGGTTTGGAGTCCAAAATAGCTTCAAGAGCCGGGTCTTCCATCAATTCAAAAGGAACATGGATTGTATAACACACTTGAATCCTCTTTCTTTTTATGTTTCTCTAGGAAAGCCATGAAGTTTACATCATGACAACCTTTTTATATAAAATGCGAATTATATAT